TGGAGAACCGATAGTAGGCGTGATTACAGTTATAGGCTTTTCAATCACAAGTTTCATAATTTATCCTTTAGTAGTAGCCCACAAAACATCCTTTGGAGCATGACCATTTAGATAATGAATTTTATAGTTCGGGTTGATTGCCATAATTTTTGCTACAGCATCTTCTTTCTTTACATAAGACCATTCGGCAGAACCAAACAGCCGGCAATCGTCAATAATGATTGTATGATCTTTGATTGGACTTGAAGCAATGATATCTAATTCATCCAGAACAGGAGAACCACCAGACTTACCTCCAACAAGTTCACCAGAGGCATGTGCGTCTAGCCAGAATGTAGCAGGTTTCTTTAGTTTCTTAACAATATCAGTGAGAACATCAATAGAATCTCCTTGAAGACATTCTACTCTCTTTTCACCAGCAAACTTATTTACTGCTTTCTCGTATAGATCCTGATTTAGTTCAACAGTATAAATTTTCTTATACTTATTGAATGTCAGAAGCATATCTACAGTTTCACCAATATATGTACCGGTCTCAATAAAGATATCACCAGCACCATACTTTTCCAAATCTTCTTTTGTAATGTGGATTGAAGGGGAAACATAATCTTCACTTGCGGGACCATCAACAAAAACATATTGCATAATATACTCCTTAAAAGAAGACCGGGACTTGCGTAAGCAGAGGCCCCGGCCGTGTTATTCTTATTTAGTATTACCCTTGGTACCCCATGGAGCAGCCATTGAATCTGTCCAACTTTTTACGCCTTCGGTCAGAAATTGCTTCGTTGCTTCCTGAACACCAAACGGATCAAGAATGTCAATCTTCTTGGCCTTATTCTCTTCTGGAACAAAACGCTCCAAGAAAATTTTTAGCATACCGTTGGCAAGTTCCGCATTCTTGACTTCGACCTTATCAGCAATGGTGAACTTCCGAGTGAAAGCACGATTAGCAATTCCCTTATGAAGGTAGTCGCCTTCCTCTGCCTCAGTGCTTCCTGTAATAGACAGGACATCATTCTTTAGTTCGATATCAAGGTTATGCTTACCAAAACCAGCAACAGCCATTTCGATCACATAATGTTCCTCATCAATCTTCTTTACATTGTATGGAGGATAAGATGGAATCTTCGGAACATATTCATTTGCCTCGGCGATTTGCTGGAGCACTCGGTCAAAGCCGATAGCACCCTTTGAAATGTCGTTAGCAAATGTGAAAGGATCAAACCAGAAACGGTCTGTTGGACGATTATTATTACCCATGTGTTTCTCCTATAGTTAGCGAGAAGTAAGGAACGATACCTCTTGGTATCATTCTAGTATTATATAGTAAACTTTATGCATTTGTCAAGCAGTATCGAAGGAAGAAAATGTAAAACTGTTTCCTGTTGTTTGTCCTGTGATCGTAGAACCTGCCGTAGGAGTTGTTCCTGTGAGATTGCTCAATACGACCAGTCCTTGTCCTCCACCTTGATTGACCATTTTGTTAACGACACCTATAACATTACCACCTAACAAGGCATTTTCACCTACGTTTAACAATCCACCGATTGAACCAAGGCCGCCACCAAACGATCCGCCATATGCGGAAAAAGTGCTGGCACCACCTTTGGGTGTTGGTAGATTTGTTACGTGAGTTATAAGACCTATCTGGTCGGGTTGTGATCCGTCTAACATCGAGACAATCATCTTTTTACCTTCAATAAAGATAGTGCCTGGTGATTGTGAAACTAAAGCACCAAGATTGTTATGATTATTGAGGTCACCTTCAACAGCGGCTTTAAGACCTTCTATGAAGAAAGATGATTGTCCCGTGACATTAGTTATTGCACCACAATGTCTGTCTTTGGTATCAAGATGTACCTTTGGCATTTTTGCTTGGTCGTCCTCTACCTCTCTTCGGAGCTTCGTTTATTTTTCTCATTTCTACAACTTGTAACTGTGGAATGTTTATGGTAAGGATATTACCTTGTTCTGTAACACCAGTTGAACCCATTCCACCTGCACGACTGGACTTTACACTTGGTCTGGATGCCGATTCTTCAATCTCATATACTTCATTCTTAACCAATTCACCTTGTGCGATACGATCACCAAAGTTGATTGTCTGTGCATTTTCAGAAATATTATGAATTAGAATATACACCTCTTCGACATAATCCGAATCGATTACACCTTCGGCGTTTGCAAGAACCAGGCCTTGTTTTAGAGACGTGCCCGAGCGGGCGTGCAGGCGCACGGAGTATCCTTTGGGAATATCCATAACAAGACCAGTTGGTACCATCATTCGGTCACCAGGACTAATAGTCATAGAGTTTTGAAGTAGTCTTTCGACAGGTTTATTCATACGATTGAAACCTGTCACCTTGAACTTTCCATGACCCTGAAAGGCCAAATCAAAGCAAGCAGAACCTTCGGTCTGGTGCTTAGGTAGTTTTACATCTGGATGAACTCTCCAAAATTTCAACTGTGTCATAATAAACTCACTTTCTTATTCTGTTTCGTGTCTCTTTTTACCTAGAGAATACTTGGCAACCAGATTCCACTCTGGCTTCTCCATGTATGAAATGATTTTGATTCTATTGAGAGGTGTTAGAGGTTCTTTACTCTTGTCTGGGTCGACCAGAGTTACTAGTTCCCACTCTGCTAGTAGATTGGCAATCGTATTACGACGACCACGATCCTCTTCCGAGAAGTCTGTTGGTTTGCCATCTAGCATAAACATTTCTTTGAAATGAACCAAATAGTAACGACCCTGCTTATGTAGAATATGACAAGACTGATATAGCGTCTTATCTTTCTTTGACGCCACGCCAATTCTGGTTAGCGTCTCCTTCACCTTCAAAAAGGCTTGTGGGTCAGGAAGCCTTACTTCCACGAAGTCTTCTAGATTTGCTGTCATTTAAGCCACCTTTATTGAGTTTCTTCTTTATTGTATCAATCTGGGTAGCGTCTAGCAGAACCAAAGCCTCTTTTGCCTTTTCGTTGGAGTAGTTATAATACTCCTTCACAGCTTCCAGGTCTTCAATGGTTTCACGCTTCTCCCATTTACGAAAAGGGCGCTTATACCCTCTAATGCTATTTAGCAAAAACTGATATTGCATATTTGCTGGGAGACTCGGATACTGATTCATTTCGTTGGCTTGTAAAACGCAATCGTAGTGAAACGAGATTGCCCGGTTCACTACGAAAGCAGAATAGTCTTTTGAATCCTCCAGCACAGGATTCTTATGCTGGAGGATCGATGGTATTATATCTTTGAACAGGTCAGCCATTATAGACGAACAACATTTGTGTTTTCTTCCTCTTCAAAGAACACATTATACAAGTCTATTTTACCATTGTCAAAAAACTTGTCACATGTCTTATCCCAACCAGCACCTCGCTGGTATAGTTTTTCATCATTCATATACTTTTCTAACCAATATAGGAAGAAAGAAACAGTCTTATTAAATCCTGTATCATATGTTTGGTTTCCTATTACCATAACTCTCTCCCAATAAGGGTGATGATCAGGAAATAAGTTACATGACTGCCATTCTTCCAAGATGTGTGTCACACCATCAAAACCCTCGTCAGTATCAGTCTTCTTCTTATTAGAATCAAACTTTTTAATAAACTCATTTAATTTTTTATTTTTAGTACCATATTTTTTTAGTGCCATCAATGTTCCAGAAATCGATGGTGAGTCCCAAAATGGATTCTTTTTCTTGTGTAACATCAAGGAATCAAGGTGCTTTATTTCTTCAATATAGAGAGCGAGCATACCAGGAGCATTTTGTATTTTAACAGAAGGTAGATTAGGATATAACTCACTATCATAGCAATGACACGCCCAACCAAGAGAGCTTAAGAATCTTCCTTTCTTAAAAACATCAGACCGTGCTTGGAATTCATGTGTATTGAGAAGAAGACCCGCTAACTTCTCTGCATCTTTCTCAACAGCGGTAGGCGAATCAAAAGTAAAGTAGTTTGCTCTTACCTCTTCAAGATTACGACAAGGATAGATAGCAGCATAAACCATATTAGGTGCCACATCACTTTTATAATCTTTTTTACCTTTGGCATCTGTCAGGCAGTTGCGCCAATAATATGCTCTTGTGTTACCATTATTGACGAAACGAGTGCCTGCTTTATAAAGAAGGTTATTATCATCATCATAAACATCTTCTGTCAATTCGGCAATAGCAACTTCAAGGTGTTCAGGTCTTAGTTTTGAAAGTGCATCTCTGACATCCTTTTTACCTGCCCGTTGTTTTGTAGGACGCTGAAAAGGGCTGGGAGGAATCTGTAAAAATTCCAAAATGCTCATATTTACACGGCGAACAAGTTGTGTAATGTTTACCAATTTTGTCTTGTCATATTTTAACATAAGAATCTCCTTATTTTACTTCACACTCAATCATAATCTCTGTAAGACAAGCAACCAGATTTAGTTCTTGGTCAGCAACAAACGCTGCCTGATACTGATACTTTGCCAGTGTAACAACAGCGGCAGGTATTGTTTCTGGCTTTAGATACTCATACAGATTATCATACACGGAACGATAAATGCGTGATGGATCAATGTCAGAGTTTAGCACAACCCACTTACGCATAGCAGTAAAGTCTTTGCCCTTTAGCGATTTGATTAGATCGTCAAGGCTGCGAACGCTGTCAAGTTGAGCAGCAAGACCAGCATCAATGCTTCCAGAAACAGAATACCGTTGTAGTTCATTGAGAGTCCTACGATAGTCTGGGAAATACTTTTCAACGACCTTGACAAGGACTTGCTTATCATATTCAACACCTTCATCATTCAGGATTTGCTGTAGTCGCTTGAACATCTTCGAGGCCATAGAAGGCCTCTCGGTATTCTTCAAGGTAAAGTCAACGACGGAACATCTAGAATGAATAGCGTCTTTGATCTTTGCCTTGAAGTTACATGTGAAAATGAAAGAACAGTTGGACGAAAACTTTTCAATCACGCCTCTAAGAGCATCTTGCGTATCTGGTGTAAGACCGTCGGCTTCGTCTAGAATGATAACCTTACGACCACCAGTTAGCGATACGGTTGACGCATAACCCACAACCTTAGTTCTTAGAACATCAATGCCTCTTTCTTCTGAGGAGTTGATGAAAAGATAGTTACAACCGATTTCATCACACATTGCCATAGCGGCTGTAGTTTTACCACAGCCAGCAGGACCTGATAGGAGAAGATTTGGAATCTCTCCGTCTTTTACATACTGTAGAAATGTCTTCTTGATGCGGTCAGGAAGAACGCAATCCTCAACCTTGTGAGGACGATACTTCTCAACCCACAGAAATTCTTCACTCATTCATTTCCTCACTTTATCACAATCCAAAATCTTTTGTAGTGAACATCATATTCATGATTACCAAAGTATTGATAAGTGCCATTTTCATACTTTTCATAAGTCCAATCATATATGAATCTAATAAGATGATTAGTTTTATCCCAAGAGCAATTAACATTTAATGACGGATCATCAATTCTTAGGAATTTACAACCCAGATTTGTTAGTTCCTGCTCCACATCATCTTGCGAAAGTCTAGTTACATAGTCATTAACAGATTCATATGAAGATCGTTGTCCACAATATTTCTCATGAGACTTGAGATCCTTTACTGGCCATATTGAACTTTCCAGTAGCATAAGATTGGTATGATTTAAGGCACATCTTAAATCATTTTTCCAGTTTTGTAAATGGTAAAGAACACCAAAGTTTATTACCATATCAAACTTTCTACCAAAGTCATAATCAAGATTCTGATCTATGATCGCACATTCCGGTTCATAACTGTATGGCTTTAATCTCTCACCTAGTTTTAGAATGTGTTCTTTTCTGGCATCGGTAAAGACTACATTAGAACCAAGTTTCAGTAACTCAATTCCTATGTTAGCATCACCGCATCCTAACTCTAGAATGCTTTTACCAGCAAACCATTCTTTACCAAAAATGCCAAAGATTTTGTTTAGTCTTCTCTGACACCATTCCTCATATAACAATGAGTTCATTCATTGTCCTCATATCGCATGGCATTCATATACATTATAATAGAGATTAGAAGGAAAGGCAACCAATGATTGATATCGTTATGATCAACAATCCAAAAATACATTGCCAAGATAAAGTCTACTGCTCCCATAATCTCAAAGATTAATGCCATCATGGTACTGTCTGGACCAAAACTTCGTCATAGAAGGATTCAAACTGATTGTTCTCTTCCACTTCATTATTGAAGTTTGCCTTGAAATATACCTTGGCGAGACGACGAATCATCTTCTTATCAACGCCAAGTTTATCAAAGGTTTCATTGATAATCTCCTTTTGGAGTTCACGCTCGGCACCAACACGGGTCATGGAGTCGTTCATCTCCATGATTGCCTTGCGAAGCACCTTCTTGTCTTCTGGAGAAAGAGCCTCCACAGAAGTTGTAGCACTATTATGACCGATAATACCCATTATTCCACCTCAATGATTGCCGAAGGATTTACACAATTGTTGGCGACAGGAACACCACCAGCATCAAGACATTTCTTATTCCACTTTGTATCCATGATGATTAGATAGACCATCAAAATCGTCACTAGAGCCATAGGAACAAAAAAGAAACACTTCATTACTTTGTCTCCAGTGCGATGAAGTATTTTAGATTACCATTAGCATTCACAAACTTGGCAAAAGCACCTGCCTGAATCTCAACATTGTAATCATCAGGAAGTAACTTTAGATTTTCTGTCTTGAATGTGGCTGTGAAGTCTGAACCAGCATAGTCACCAATCTTCTGAACACCATCATTAGATGTGTCATTTGCCTTCTCATGGATCTTGAGAAGCAAAGCACCTTCCTTGCCGACAACAGAA